GCCGCAGCAACTACGAACTTCTTAGGAGGGGCGTAGTATGAGCTTTAATTTATTTGACCCATCAACTTGGTCGTTCCAGAGTGCTGGTGACGCATTCCTTGAAGAAGCCAAAGGTATGTTTATTACCACCACTGAAGGTTACGATGCCTCATCTGGAACACAATCTATAAATTGGGATGGTATTGGAAAAGCTGGCAGCTTTCTTGGGTCTGCATATACAGCAATCACTGCGTATGGTAATGCAAAAAATGCTGGTGATGCTGCGGCTGAATCATTAGCTCTGGAAAAGATGCTTGCCATCACAAACAAAGACCTAGCTTTAGCTGGATTCAAACTCCAGCAAGACGCCTTCACTGCTTCTCTGGCTATTGAAGCCAAGAAGATGGGCTACTGGGAAGAAGCCCAAACGCTAAACAAAACAATCGCTGATACAAAGTTCTCTTGGTACAAAAAGCTACAGCCTTTTGCTCTTGATAAAGAGAGATATGATGAAGCACTAAGAACTAACAACCTCGATGTTCTCGAAGCACAAACTGCCCATGTACAAGAAGTCCTCCTAAACGCTGGCGATGAGCTAGATGATGTTTATCAAGATCAGTCTCAAATATACACAGACCAACGTACCTCGCTAGAAGACTACGAGACTCGTGTTCTTGGTGCTATCGACAGGATTGGTGATCGTGAGCAAATATCTAATGAAGATATTATGCGTGACTACGGAATGCTCTACGAAGAAAACATGGGTGAGTTAAACAATCTTATTGATCGAGTGAATACGAGAGGTTATGCCGAAAACTACAACAATGGAATGAGCCGATCTACTATTGAAGAAGACCGATCTCGTGACCTTACGAAGAAGTATTACGATGAAGTAATGAAGACTAAGAATGCTTCTTACGACCAAGCCATTGCTCGCAACACCTCGAAGGATAATTTGTTCAATACAAACAGATCAGGAATTTTAAGCGAAGCAGGCAACTCCTCAATTATGGACGCTCAAACAAAAGCCTTTGCTACTGGCAACAACCTTATGACTAACGCTGAAACAGTTAGACGCGCAGACTATGACTTCGCTGATTCTCTGAACCAACTTAAAAATGGCCAGATGATTAATGCTGGAGCAGGCAGTCCAACAGGAGTCACTTCAGCAGCTCCAACAGGAAGCACATACAACAGTGGTGCAAGCAGCTTATTGAACCAAGCGGCTGATGGCGCAAAGTCTATGACTCAAACATACGCAGGTTTAGCCTCTACCAATGCCACGGCTCAAGGTGCTGCTGGTTCCGATGCTTTTGACTTGTTTATAAATTCAATGAAAAATAAGAGTAAAACATAATGGGAATGTTCACTTCAGGAGCCTACGACTCGTTTAAAAATCGTCAGCAGGAACACCGCAAAAATCGTGCAGGTGCGAGAAAGGATTACAACGATTGGTTAACCTCGCAGCGAGATGCTGGAATTGATGTTACTTCCGAGATGGCGACAAACCAGTTCGCTAATATCGCTGACAACGATTACAACATTATGACAGGCGCACCAACCAAGATGGAGATGGGCGCACAATTATCAGCCAACAATACCGCAGCCAGAGATACGAGAAGGAACGCTGAAGTTTCTCGATTTGAGGTAATGAAAAATAGGGACGATATATTTCAGAGCGCACTTACTAATAGCTTCTTAACAAATGATGATTCTATTCAAGCGGTTGAGGCAGGCAGAAAATCGCTTGGCAATAACCCTGAGTTGGTTTCTGCATACGATGATTACGTTTCCTCTATTGATGTGGGTAACAACAGAAAATCTTGGTTGTCTGAATACATGAACACTTCTGAAGTTCAATCGACAATCACCAGTTTAGTTGATCAAGGCATTACCGACTACAGTAAATTTAACCCTAACGCTGCGCCTGATATTGCTTCAAAATTTAATGAGATACTTGAACGTAAAGGTAATGAACGCTTCCGAGCTACTGGTACATCAATATATACCAACGCTGTCGCTGCTGGTGGTGTAGTCGATGAGGCCACACTTAGGTCTCAGATGGAAGATGCCAATATACCAAAAGACTTCCAAGACACTATCATTTTACAAATGAACGGGCATAACAATACAGTAAATGACAAGACAGCCACGTCACTTATTACAGCCCTTCTTTCCAATATCACCACAATTGACGAGGCAACATTTAACGCACAAACCAAAGGTGCAAGTGAAACTGTAACGGCTAATCTTCGACAACTGGTAAATAGCCATAACAAAACTGTCCAGAATACTGCCGACCAGAAAGTAGCGGATAAAGTCGATGCTGTTCTTACGATGAATAATAAAGACACCGAAGCTGTCATGTCCGACACTACCTTATCGCCTGATGAAAGGATTGCGGCAATTGTCGAATTGGCAGGCAATGACCCAACCAAGGATGACGTTACTCTACAAAGAATTAAAAATTGGGTGGATATGGCTCATAGCAGACAAGAGCTTTCGTTCCAGCAAGTCCACCAGCAAGCACAAGTTGCTGCTTCCGCGACAGCCTCCACAAATTCTGCTACTGCCCAAAGCGAGGGTGATCAAGAAGTTGATAAAATTGCTGCCTCTCTACTTGCAAATAAAACCAATAGCACCCAATCAGGCATTATCAATCAAGTGGCTGCTGCTCTTGAGCCGTATTACATTGGTAAGAAAAACGCACGAGGAATTCAAAATATTAAGCTTGTGATTCAAAACGGCATTGATAACGGTCTTGGCGTAGATCAGATAGTCCAAGCTGCCAGCGCATACATGACACTCGATAGTTCAAATAAGTCTGCAATCGAACGGGAAGCTCAGTTAACCGCTGGATCGCCAATGCCTGTTAGTAACTTTATGTCCTTATGGGGTAAGGCATTGTCTCAAGCTAGCACCACTGACGTTATGGTTAAGAGTTTGGCAGATGATGCTATCAGAATAGATACGACCTCTGGAGCCTTGCTTGATGCAAACAATGTAATTACTGACAATTACTTAGACGCAATGAGCGCAATACCACAGGCAATAGCTGCTCTTAGGAGTCATATTCAAGCCGCCAATGATGATTACAATGAGCTGAATACAGACCATAAGAAAACTGGATTATTTTATAACTCCTATAAGATTAAAGAACACCAAGGTGACATTGATAGTTACTTGCAAACGCTAAAAAATATTCAGCAACAAGCAGAGAACCTTTTAAATAAGCTACTGGCTAAAGAGAATCAACTGAGAGAAGCTACAAAAATTCCAGCAGTTCGAGACGCTGTTCTTGTCCACATGCAGCAAAAGGCTCCCATCAGTTCGGGTCAGGGTTCGATTCAAAGTTGGGCAAACTCTCCTCTATACCAACAACCATAATTTCTCCTCCCCTTGCCCTCCTGATCCGAGGGCTTTTTTTTGCGAGGACGACCCTACCCCTTTATCCAGTTACCCTAAATCAACTTTTAATCGGTTAACTGGAGTACCGACATGCCCTCAAATTGGAAAGACATCCAAGCCTTAGTAGACCCTTCTAACGCATCAACAAGCTCAGACTATTCAAGCACTAGCCCACAAGACCTTTTAAAAGACCCGTTCTTTAGACGTGATATTGTCGAGAACGCCAAAGCCAACGACATGAAGGATTTCACATTCGAGGAAGCTTTGGCTGAATGGTATAACGAGCAATCCTATGCAGCCATGAATGAACTTGGCGCAGCATTTGGTGATGCAGGTTACTTTCAAACATCGACCTTGCAAGGTGAGTCTCGTGATCGTATGGCGAGATTAACCGCCGCCTACGAAGTCATGCCCAACGTATTAACTACTGGTGCTGGTGGTGGCTCTATATCAGATGAACTATCTGGCGCAGAAATTACAAAAACTTTGGGAGGGGCTAACATCCTAAACCCAACCAACGTAATAGGCGGTGGTGCAGCGAAGGCCACAGCTTATGGTGCGTTGGCGGCTGGAAAGTCTGTAGGTAGTGCGGCTTTTCAAGCTGGTAAAGCTGGAGCAAAGAAGCAAGCTCTCGCTGGTGCTGGATCGGAAATGGCGATCAGTGGTTTTGGCCAGAGTCGAGATATTAACTTAGGCAACAGCGACGAGTTCTCGTATGCTAAGTTAGGTACGTCTGCCATTGCTGGAGCTGCTGCTAACTACGGCATAGCATTCCTACTAGGTGCTGCAACAACACCTCTGGCTAGAGCAAAGCTGCGAAAGGATAATAGCACCCTACTCTCTCGCGGATTCTCGCAATCAGAAATTGATGAGTCTACAAAAAACTTTGGGGGCGATGGTCTCACACAGCTTCTCAAGTATGAATCAAAAGCTGAACTTGATGCAGAATTGGCTGGATCAGAACCTAAGTTAGAAACAGAAGAATTAGTAGAAGAGGCTGTGCCTACTTTTGCAGACAGAGAAAATATTGACATAGACCTTGAGCAGATTGCTTTGCAGCGTAAAGACGCTGAACGTAGATTAACTGATACAGAAAACCCACCAACAGCTTCCGAGAAAGCAGACCTTATTGAAGATAGCGACTTTCTTCAAGAACTTGAGTCTAGCGCGACAGACCTGAATAAACGAAACGCAGAGATTGCAGAACTGGAAGCTCAGATTGTAGGGGTTGATCCTAAAGATTCAGTACAAATTCGGGCTAGGATTGCTCGCCTTGCGGCAGAGTCTAATCAGGCGAAAAGAGCCTATAAGATTGGCTTTGGCATATATCAAAATTTAAAAGAAGGCGACAGTTACGCCGATGGATTGTTAGCCTTTAAGAAAGCCCAGCGACAAGCTGCGGCAGAAGCCAAAGCTGACGCTAAGAAAAACGAAGCAGAAGCTCAAGAGCCAGTATTTGATGTCCCATCAATTGTTCCAAAGGTAGAAGCTACACCTGACACAAAACCAGTACAAGCTGACACTCAAGTTAAGTCTCCCGAACAAGAAGCCGAAGAAGTAAAGATTGTAAACGAAGAAGTAAAGATTGCTAGAACTGACCCTGAAGTTAACGAAGAAGTTTTAGCCACTCCAGAGAAGCCAGCAGAACAAGTCGTGGTTGATCAAGCCCCTGATGACGCAATCAAAAAATCTGTTTTAGAGATCGAAGGCGAAGACACTGCTCCAATTATCAAGGCGATAAGAGAGTCCTTTGACGAGCTAGAAAGAACAATAGAAATTGCAACACAAGGTAAAAAGAAAGGAGAGGAAGTCGCTAGTTCTAAAAAAGCGTTTGGTGCTAAAGGCGAGAAGGTCGCTAAAGCAGTAATGCAAGATGAGAACCTTAATACAAAAAATCTTGATGCAAAAGAAAAAAACAAAATCGCTAAAGAAATATTAAAGCGTATAGACCCAAACTTTAAAGAAAGCTCAAAGCTACCTCTTCCACAAAAACTCGCCAGAATAGAAGAAAGATTACAAGAGATAGAGACCGAAGTATCAGTCCCTAAAGCGGATAAAGTTGCGAAGGAAGTGCCAAAGTCTGCTGCTAATCCAGAAGTAGGAAGACTAATCAAAGAGGAGATGGAAGCTCCAGAGGTCACGCCAGAAGTAAAAGCCGAAAAAGCGAATGAAGATCAGGTGCTTCAAGAGATCAAAGAGGCAATAGAAATCGAGTCTGACAAGACGTTTGAGCTTCCTAAAACTCTGGTAGACATGGTTGAATCTCAGGGTGATCCAGAAACGTCAAAAACTTTAGCGACACTGTTCACCTCTATCGTTGAATCGGGCGCAGAGTTTGTGCTTTCTGACCAAAAGTTAATGAAGCAGATCATTGGTGATGTCTTCGGTAAGGGCAGTGCTGACTCTAAAAAACTATTCCAAGAATACAAAAAAATAAAAGAAGGTTTAGAGACAGAGGACTTTGAGGTCAATAGGCTTGGCTCTCAGACTGACGCTAGCACCATAGATTCTAACTTTGAAAAAGAATTTATCGCTAACTATGTTGCCGAGCGCAAGAGTCGCGTTGCAGCAAAATTAAAGACTGACAAAAAATTCTCAACCTACTGGGATAGTCAGGCCAACAAAGTGTCATTCTTTGATGACCTTCTAAAAGCCAGAGTTGCAGGCTGGAAGAAAGATGCACGACAAATGCTTCGTGAGCAATATCAGATTCGTGGTGCATCACTAGATCACTGGGAGATGTTCACTAACATTGGGCCAAGTAAGAAAGCATCAGAAGCTTACATTAAAAAAGCCTTATCGGGAGAATTACTAGAGAACAGGGCTAAGGTATTACAGATAGAAGATGTAATGAGCCGCGACAATGCAAACGCTCTGGCACTAAAGTTAAAGAAACCCGTAGCTTTTATAGCCGCTAATAGCATTCGCGCTAAATTTGTTCTAACCGAAGGATACCCAAGCAATTCTCGTACAGGTAAGGATGGCAGAATATACAACTCTATTCCTGCTGGCCAGATTGTTTATATGTCTCATACCAACGGAAAAGTTTATCAAAGTCCTATTGAGCTTCTTCAAAATGAAGGCTTACTAAGGACAGACCAGAGAGACACTTACGACATAGGCCAGCATATTAACGTAGATGATTTCCGCGACCCTAAAAAACTTTTAGGTCAGGGATTTGATCGACTCGTTAAAGAATACTACGACTCGAAAGGTGTCTCTCGTCCAAGGGGTAAGCAAGGAAAGACTACAGATGAGCCAAAACGCTTTAAGCTTCGCAACTTTATCGTTTCTCGATTCCTTCTTCAGCAAGAACTGAACGGCAAAAAAGGTGGATCAAGATACACTATCAATCCCATTGATGACTCTCCCCAAACCACTACATCTGCGACAGCTCCAAAGTCAGCTCCAAAGTTTACTCAAAATTTAGACGAGGTTGTCTTACCTAAAGGCTATCGCCTCGCTGCCCTTAATGGGGCTGGCACTGAGATTCGAGTTATCACCGACAAGCAGTTGGAGAATGGTGGAGGAGTTAACCAATTACTAGGAAAAGCTTCTGATGAGCAATGGCTAGTTGGTATGGTTCCTGAAGGTTCGCCAAGGGTTAGTGCCTTGAACAAGAACTTGGTTATTGATTTATTTCAAGAGGTGTCTGAGCAACCGATCAAGCGATTATTTACTGATGTAGCTCCCAACATGAAGGACTTACAAAAAATCATGCCAGAAGACGTTATGGAGCCTGAAGATATTAAGTTTTTAAGGGATTCATTGTTTAAATCTCAGGGTAAGAAGCCAAACAAAAAGAAGTTAGTACACGATATGGCAGACGTTAATATGGCGTTAACTAAACTGGATACCCAAGTAAAGTTCCTTCCAAATGGGACAGGTTTTGATGATTCAGTACAGGAGGCGATGGAACTTTTAAGAATTCAGGATAAATATTTTCCTAATGGCGTTGGATTCGAGACACAGACAAGACGAGAGACAATAAGGGAAGCTCGTAACATCATGGCTGGATTTGAGCCTGACGCTAAAATACAAGCTGAAGTATTATTGGATGCGATAGGTAAAGAAAATTACGATGCAGTTGAAAAACTTTTCCTTCGGGTCACTGGCGCAGTAGACCAGTTCAATCCCAAGGATGGTGCGCCAACAATGTTGATGGAACGCGGTAATCGTGGTGGGGCGCATAGGTACGGAGCTAGTGGGACAAGTGACATATTGCTAAAGCCAGAAGCACAAGTTAATCATTTTCCTTCATTCACTTCTTTAGTGCATGAAGTAGGCCACTGGTCGTATAACAATGCCATGACTCCAAAAATGAGAATGGAGTTTTGGAACGAACTAAAAACTTCCCTTTACACTGATGGAAAACTTGATGCTGATAAACTAGCCAAGGCTACTGGATATGCGGAAGAAGATTTAGGTGCAAAGTTCTTAACTGATAATAAGATGTCAACTTCAACAGGAGTTACGCAAGCGGAATTTTTCGCTAACGCCTTCGAGAAGTGGGCCTTGAACGCTCGCCACGGAGATGTAGAAGTAAATACCATGTGGCGCAGGATGGCTAAATTTATAGAGGGCGTATTCAAGAAGATGCAAGGCAAAGAGTCTGGCAATCCTAAGTTGGACGCTATCTTTGCTCGCCTGTACCCAGAAGATACTGCCGCTACTCGCCAAGCGAGAAAGGTCGTTGAGGTATTTGATCCCGATGCTCCACCGCAGCGTGTTCTGGATGCAGAAAGCACAATTCAAAGCTACCTTAGAATAAGAACCTCCGAGCTTACTAAAGTATGGAAGACTTTCTCGCCACATATCAGCGAGAATGGAACCCCAGCAGGCGAGAAGCCCTTCGATGTAATCTTTGATGCTCGTAACTTATCTCGCTTTCTAAATTCTCTCTCTATAACTCGTGGCGAGTCTCGCGTTCTTAGTGCGTTAGGACAGAATAGCGATCCCATTATTGGCCCTGCTGATACAAATAAGACGGGAGCATTTACTGTTGTATCTAAGGCAGGATACTCGAAGAAGTTAAGAGTTTTAGCCAAAGACATTAACGCTATCTACTCTAAGTATCTCGCTGGAGAATCGAATCAAGCAGCCCAGCCAGACGAGAAGTTTGATTATGATGAGTTCCAGAAAATCATAGAAGATTATGATGCAGGTAGGGAGCTGACCGATAAGCAGATTGAGTTTATAGATACTGCTGCTGAAAGTGCTGGTGTAGATTCATCACAAGGCATGGATTTAGTAGAAAAAATAAACGAAGTCTACATCTTTATGGAAGGCAACACGCTAGAGGTTGACGACTTTGAGACAGAGTTAGGATTTTATAAGATTCACGCAGAGCCTACGGACGTGAGTTCTGCTGCCAAAGAGATTACTGCACTGATCCAAGACAACAGGGACATGATTGATCAGGTTGCCGAGCTGCTTACGGATAAGTATTACAGGCTTTCAAAAGAGAATTATGCAATAGCATTACCTTCTGACAAAGCCTTGAAGCAGGAGCATTTCACAGGCAGAAAGCCTGTGACTCCGCTTGGAAGGCTTGTAAAAAATGCTTATAGCAGTCGTAACAAAAATAGCAACACCTCACCAGCATCTAGCAATGCTAGTAATGTTAATTTTATCTCGCTAAACAAAAAGGAGCTTGCTAACAAGCACCAAGAAGCACTCGATTCTGGAGATAAGGAAACTTTAGAAGGCTTGTATTACGAGGCTCATCGCCGCTCCGAAACAGAATCAATCCATTCTCTATCTGGCAAAGACTCTATCAATTCATCACAAGTATCTTCTGCAATTGAAATGGAGAGCATTGGAAAGGTGGATGGTGAGGGAATCTGGATTGATGCACCCTTGTCTATACGAGACTCTGCGAAGATGATGACTCATCGTGATCCTGAAGTTCAAGCAAACATGCGTCTTATGTTCCAGCGTATGTATGGTCTAATCAACGCTTCTACTCGTGGCATTGTTGATGACATTCCTCTTCTTGATACTCACACGCTAGGCAAGATAACTGGCGAGAACTATTCAGAAGTCGATGGTGTGGTAAAAGACTTATCTACCGCTAAATTTGGTGGGCTTCGCTCAGATTTTCGTAGGATTGTCGTTGGGCTTAATCGTGAGGATTCTGACCCAAAGGCTTTGATGCACGAGATTGGTCATATATTCAAACGCGCCCTTCCAGAAGAAAATCTTTTGGTTATCAGGGATGCGTTTAAGTTAGCCGTTAAAGCAGAAGACCCTGTTGCTGTTGATTTTGCAGGACGATACACGAACTCCTCTATGGAGGATCGTGCTGAAGAATGGTTTGTTGAATCGTGGGCCAACTACCTTGCTAATCGTGTCTCTAAAGCGGACATTACTTCATCTAAGATGGACTACAGCCAAGAAGGTGGTGGTGGTTTAGAAGCCGACATGCTAGAAATGAAAGGAAAGCTAGGTCAATATGCAGACCTCCTCTCTGAGTATGTAGCCTACGGATTGAACGGCTTAATTGGCCGTAATGACGTGAAGCAAATGTTTAGGAGGCTCACCTTCTCTGGCAATCTAATCAAGAGGGAAAACATCTTAGGTAATATTTCCAATCATCATGTTCCTTCTCAATACCTCAATGACTTTGCACAACAAGCAATCAATGACATGCCAGAGGAAGGTGTTAGAAGGCTCAGTGGCTTTGTGTCTGGATCAATCTCAGGTGCTAGAGGCCGTATCAAGCCTTTCTATTACTCGAATACTGGTGGCTCATCTGGCAAGCTATTACCTAATAACTTTACGGGAAGCCAGAAGCTTGACGGGGCAATCTACGTTGCTGAGTCTCATGGAACTGCCAATAAGGTATTTACCAACCAAGACTTCAAAGCAGATTCTTATAACAAAAAAGATATTGCTGATGCAGCAAGTCGTGTGGCTGTTCGTAATGACCAAGACCCAAAATCAATGTCAGATTATGCTCTTGGAGAGCTTCGCAAGTTAGAAGCCTTTATCTCCCAACGCCATGCGTATATCGACCAAGCTATTCGCTTCAAAAATGCAGTTGATGATCCCTCATTATCTGACAAAGCTGAAAGAAATAGCATGGCCTATGAGCAAAGCATTGATCAGATTGAAAACAGCAATGACGCAATCGGTGAGATTGTAGATATGTTTCAAACAAGACTTGGCGTTGCCCCTGTAGAACACAGCTCAGTAGTTGTATCTAGTGTTACGCGAGAAGAAGTTATTAGCTTCTCGTCAACCACGCCACTTGACGAGAATAATCGAGGACTGTTTAAAGATATTCTTACCCTCATTACTCCTTCAATAAAAGAATCTGCTTATCGCACTCTCTCGCAAAAGATAGATGACGCTGACTCAGCAGCTAATGCCTTTGAGGTTTTACAATCTGTTGCAGGCTCTAGCACCTCAATCCCCAGAGCCTTAAAAGATTTAAACTTTAAAGGAGTTAAGCTTACTAGCGATAGTGGCGAAGAATTTATGGCATTGCTCGTACCTGAAAAGGTTAAGCGCATTAATGACCCTGACTTCGTTAATCCTGAAAGCGTTCCAAGGCTAGAAGAAACCCAAACTCTTAGTACGATTGTAGGAGAAATGGTAATTAATGCTGCTGAAGAACAAGCCCCAGTGTCTCTTGACCCATCCATTGTCGCCAAGCACATTGGCTCTATGATTGAGAAGAATGGCAGCAACGGATCAAGCGCAGATGTTATCTCTCAAATGACCAGAGGATTTATTGGTAATGGCGAGCAAGGCAAGAAGTTAGCTGGCAATGTAAAAGGAATGTTCGACGCTCTGCTTGCTGAAAACTCTGTCCAGATCAGGACTAGCGGCATGAGATGGCTCGGCAATCTTATTAAGCCAGAAGAGGGCGTGGGCCACTACGAGAAGCATGGATCACGAGTGGGCAAGAAAGTGATGCCTATCTTAAAGTTGATCCAAGACATCAGTGGAACAGAAAAAGGTGCAGGTCGTCGCTATTTGGATCGTGTTAATCAGTGGGGCTACAAGCCTAGCGTCAGCGAAGCCAGAGTATTGAAGGCAATGCGGCGACCTGCTGGAAGCAAACAAGAACAGCTTCTTCGTGGTGATGAGCGAAAGCTTTACGATATGCTTCGCAAGCAGTTCAAGTCAGAGCTAGAAGAAATGCGTAGCCAAGGCTTATTTATTGGCAACATTAAAAACTACATACCGCAGGTGTGGGACATTAATGTGATCAACCGAAATGCTGAAACACGCGCAGCATTTACTAAGTCAATGGCATCGTATTTTAAATCAGAGGCGAGGAACAGAGGCGAGGATTTAGCCGATGATCTAGCAACAGAGCGAGCAACAAAGATGATGACTCGCTTAACTAACGATGATGGTGTTTACATCCCCTCTCGCCCAAACAATCAGACAGAATCACAGTCAGATCATTTTGATTTTAGTCGTGTGATTCGTCTTGATGAATTTCCAGATCACCTTGACGATCTTGAAGGCTACTTGGTTAACGACTTAGGAGGTTTAGCAACTAAGTATTTCAATGAATCATCGCGCAGAGTTCTTATAACAGAGGACTTTGGTATTGAGTCTCACGCATTCTATGACTATATGGAAGCGCATGAGAACGGCATTAAAGGCGCAGCTAAACTCTTAAAGTCTGGCAAGGTTTATCGGCGAGCAGTAGAGTCTATTGACGGCGAGACAGTGACCGAGTTTGAGCGCAGCTTAATGATGCCTATCGCTCGAAGTGATGCTCATGGAACCCAGTTGTTGAATCAAGCCATGTCTATCATGGAGTCTGACGGCCAGCCAGCCGCGAAAGAGTTCCTTCTTTCTCAGGCTATGAAAAGGCAACCAGCTCTTGAGCGTCGAATAGATGCAATACTGACTGCCCTTTCGGAAACGGGTGGTAAAACCTCCAGCACAACGACAGATTACAAACATGCCTTTGGTATGTTCGATACTCTCAGAGGACGCTCTCCTTCTCGTGGAGGAACGTATAACGAGACTGCGAGATCAGCATCAAAGGGTGCTCGTATGTTTAACAGTGTCTCGCTACTCTCGTACACTGTCATCACATCCATGACGGACTTGGTTCTCCCTGTAATTCGTTCTGGCAGTCTACCTTCAGCCATGAAAGGATTGAAAAAGGTTAACTTAGACCCCGACTATCGTGAAGCAATTCGCAATGTGGGTGCTGGCATGGCTTCCATTGCACACAATAAGCTGGTTCACATGTCAGGTGGTGAAGGAGATAAGCTGTCAAACGCTTTCTTCTCAGGCATCGGACTGAACCAGTGGACGGAGTACATGCGTGATTACGCAGCTTCAACCGCATACGAAGCAATCAAGGCAGAGCAGCGCATTGCTATACGAGATATGAAGGGAGATGGAACTAACCTTGCAATGCAAAGTGCAGACTTCCGTAGGGCTAAACGCTTCCTTGCTCGCGTAGGCTTAGGTCACTTTGCAGAGCGTGGTTCTGAATCTCTCGACAACATGAAGTTGCTAGAGAATGATCAAGTACGCGAAGCAATTCACCGCATGACTAACGAGGCAGTGTTCGCTCCTAACGGAAACGACATTCCTCTAATCTGGCAGTCTCCATTAGGATCAGTCTTGTTCCAGTTCAAATCATTCCCTCTTATGATGGGCCGTCTTGCTCGTCGAGCAATATGGGATGAAGTGGGCAAGCCAATGCTAACCAAAGGTGAGCCAGTTAACTTAGCCCCAGCAGCAATGTTATTAACCTTAGCCCCAATCTTCGGAGAGCAGGTGTTAAGTGTTCGTGAGGCTGCAACTGCGAAAGGTGGCGAGGAAGGTGGCGAGTATAAGCGTAGAGAACGATCTGCTAATAAGTTCTTAGAGACCTTTGGTGCTGACGAGGATGATCCAGTATTTGAAAGTGCAGAGATGGACGCTCTCGCTGGACGATACGTTGAAGGATTCATGTACGCAGGTGGCTTCGGTCTTCTCGCGGATTTGTTCCATCAGTCAGCCGAGCAGATTGATAATGGTGCATACGGAAATAATCGTATCGCATCTACGTTCCTTGGCCCAACTTACGGATCAGTCTTTGGAACTCTCGTTAACATAGGAGCTGGAGCTGTAGATAAAAATGATGATTCAAACTCGAAAGAGCGACAAGCGTGGCGAGAAGTTATTGGCCGCATACCGCTAATCGGTCAGAATCGTCAAATCAAAGAAGACGCAGTGGATTATTTGGCTGGCGAAGCAAGTCGCTAATCAATTAAACCACCGATGTCGATGTGGATGGAGTTGAATCTCCTCCACTCTTTTTCGCTGCAACACTCACCGCGAGTCGAGCAGCGATCACAAAAGAATCCTCCCTTCTCTTGATCAGGCTCACCGAATCTACAGGTAGCCGAAGTCTTGGGAATGGTAGGAGCATCTGGTGTTTCCCAGCAGACATCTTTCTTAAAGCACATCTTACATCTAAAATCTTCTGGCCTTGTACTGATCCTCTCGCACGAGCCAGACAGTACCTTGTTAACCCTTTCTTCAACTGGATTCCAAACATCATCCGTGAACTCAACAACTTCAGCATGATACTGTGAATTGTCTTTGCATATCGCCACCATCAGAGCCTTGTCCATATCGAACACTGCCATATAAGTGTGCATCTGTACGTTGTAACTTGGGTGGCTCTTGGCAATGCCGTGATTAACGAACTTTGCGAAGCTTGTCTTGTTCATACTTTTTATTTCCAGCATCAACCATTCGCCATCTACCTTGATTTTGCCGTCAGTGTGGCCAGAGACATGCCCTCCACAATGGGAAAATTTGAATTGCTTGCCCGTATCAGGGTCAATCTCTAACACTTCAAACCCTGCCTTCTTCAAGTCAGCGACAACAACATCTTCAAGCGCGTGGCCAAACTGGAAGATTCGTTTCAAGTTAGGTCTGGCTGGCGTGTTGGGAAATCCTCGCATGTTAAAACTCTGATACGCTAGACATTCATTGCCCAGTGAACTCGCTCCAATATACTGACGAGGCTTCTCTTCTGGCTCTTGTGCGTAAGCATTATCAATTGCATCGACTACTCTATTCATCAAAAAACTCCTACAAAAAAGGGGCTTATCGCCCCTTATTATTAGCTAACTAATATTTAAAATGGAATACCATCACCGAACCCATCATCATCTTTCGCTGTCGCAGCCATTGCACTAGCAGTCGCTTTAAAATACGGAGCAGAACGACGAGGCTCACCGCCACCCTTGCGGATCATGCCCTCTTGATCTGCCCAATCTGCCCCATCGACCACATGAACGCCAACTGATAAACCCTTAATGGAATTCACATCACTTGGCTTATTAGGATTAGGATGTCCTGCCATTTCTAGCAAGTGCTTTAATCGAGCGCGGCCTATCTCAACAGCCTCTTTGGAGTTGTTCACGATGTTGATACGATCATTTACTTTCTGACCGCCATCACCTGTCATTTCGATGATTAACATTTTACCGCCAGAGCGAGTGTCCTTGATTTCTACATCGCTAATACGGCAAGAGTGATCACCAGCAGCAAGTGTGCGGCGACCAGATTCTTGATTGACTTCAGTTAAGTCTAAACTTGAAAAATTAAATGACATAATTACTTACCTTGTTTTTTAGTATTAATATTGTGAGCTACTGCCGCATCATTCATCTTTTTGAATAGATCAGTGACGTTGCCCGTTTCTTCAATCGGAGATAATGAACGCAATGGATCACGACTCTTACCGAAATATCCCCTGACGTTATCCGTAATTAAAAATCTACGAACAACTAACTCGCCATCTGGCCCTGTACTTGTTGTGCGGTTGCCGCACCATACATGGTCGAAGATAGCTGGAATGTGTTTACCTACTTTGCTTCCTTTTACTAGCGGTTGATACGTTACGCCACCATTATCATCCGTCTCTTCAGCGAGAAGACAAGTTACAGTGACGTGATAGTTTAAGTTTCGGAGCCACTTCATTGCAGCGACCATAACTCGCGCGTAGTCTCCCCAAATTTGAAAGCCGTTCTTGTTTCCTTGATGCTCCTTCTCCATGTGAAGCATAAGCAGATCACTCAGTTCAGTAAGCGAATCAATGAACAGACACTTGTATCCAAGTTTTTCAAACTCAGGCTTATTTATCTCTTCCATTAAACCCTTAAAAGAAAAGTTGGCATTGGCTGGATCGTTTGGGCCGTCCCAACTTGTGACTGTGACAACATCTAACTCAGTATCAGTGAGCGATTGAACACCGCTCTCCATGTCGATCACTAGCGTTTTGCCAAAATACTCTTGCATATATTTTGCCTGAGTAGTTTTGCCAAAGCCGTGAAACGCACCAACCAAAAGGTTGTGGCGTACAGCCGAAAGATTGTTTGTTCGTTTAGGTGAAAACATTAATAGCTCCCAGTTATTTTGTGCTGGCCCTGCTTGTATGTGACCGCTTCATAAAACTTGTGCTGAGTCTCGGTATCTAAAAGCTCGAAAGCAATTCGAGTGACAGAGTATTTTGTTTTCACAAAGTCTGGCACATCAGCATCGTTATACTCACGAAGCACAATGTCTCGCATCTTTACCGAAGAGCAAGTGAAGGAGGACTTACCTTCTATATGCACATCACCTAGCGCAGTCTTAACAATCTGTTCATCACCATCTCTTAAAGGTAATGCGTCTGTAATTTTCTCACGCAACAACTTAGCTCTTGCACTGAGATTTTTGCTTTGCACCTCAATACTTAAATACTCTTCAACCGAAAGTTGAAGTTCGGCATCCAACTCAACAGCAGTAGGTGGTGCTACTATTTTACTGCCAACTAATTCTTCCCATTCCATAAAATGTCCTTCTTGTTATGTTTTAGTGTTGTTCATATTGCATTAATATTTATCATGTGTCAACATTGGGACACTAAAAAGATTAACTTAAACATAACTATAAGGTAAAACAAGATGACAGAAGCAACACAGTCGATTAACTACGCAAGGATTTTAGATGACTGCCTAGCCAGAGAGCCAAGTATTCAATCTCTATGTGACAAGACAGGGATAAGCCGATCTTCTTTCTATCGCTTCAGGTCTGAGAGAAAGATAAACGCTACAGTGTTAGAGAAGCTTATTAAAAAATACAACTTAGACATTGCTTACTATATTGAGTATGCCCCTGATTTTGAGGGAAGCTAAGATGGAAGATACCTTAACGCTGGCAATGGAATATTTAGATCGAGGCTGGTCTATTATTCCTTGCTCCCCTACAACCAAGCGTCCTTGCATTGACTCTTGGAAAGAATTCCAGACCCGTCAGCCTACGACTGAGGAGGTGGAGAAATGGCTACGACTTAGACCTGATGCACACCTCGCATTAGTCACAGGTGCTATCTCAGGAATAGTCGTAGTCGATTGCGACAATGAAGAATCTAAACGCTTTGCATTAGAGCATGACCTCACCTCACCCATCCGAGTGGAGACCAAGCGTGGTGTTCACTACTACTTCCGTGACCCCTTGGATGGGGGGCGTAGACCTCCAAGAGTAGGTAGCAATGCAGGTAAAAATTGGTATCACTGTGACGGACTCGATTTTCGTGGTGATGGTGGCTACGTCATTATCCCCCCTTCTAAGAATTATGAGTTTCATATTCCAACTGGCTTGGACTTTGATGATGATATGCCGCTATGGATTGATCCAGATTTCAGCACCACAGAACCAGCCGTTGAAAATGATTTTGATTTCGGTCTGCTTGATCTTACATACGCTGGCACGAATACCCCTGCTCTGTCTCGCATCCAACAAAAGGCTGACTCATACCCGAACAACTTAATCCCTACTGGTGGCACTGGACGGCATGACCTCGTTTTCAATTACGCATCCGAGGCTTGCTTAAAATACGGGATAGGTGATGAACTTGAAGTTGCAATACGAGACATGATGGATAAGTATTTTGTCGAGCCGCTTGATGAATCTCGTGTGAGAACAAACCTTCAATCTGTTCGAGAGCTAGAACGAGCCAATCACCCTGAGCGTTTTGATCGTAATGGTAATTACATCGCACATTTATCCTCGTCTATTGAGCCAATATCTTTAGCCGCACCGCTTGATGAGGATGAAGCTGAGAACTATATACCTCTGACGGAAGAAGACGCAGAGAGTTTAATAAAGGAGGCTCAGGGCTACGAGTATTTAGTTGACCCTTGGCTAAGGAAAGAATCTATCACGCAAGTCTATGGCTACTCTGGTCACGGCAAGTCTATGTTCCTCACACATATGATGTATCACCTCGCGTGTGGCAAAAGCATGGGGTGCTTTGAGGTTAGTAAGCCGTCAAAGGTTCTGTATCTCGACTTCGAGAACGGCAAGGCCACCTTGGGTTCCATGCTTGCAACATTCAAAGATTCATTTGGCTCAAGCCACGGCAACTACAATCTCTGGACTCCATTTGTTGGCAAGAAAGAGAACATTGATATGCGCTCTCCCGAAGGGGTGCATGAGTTTACAAAGTGGCTGATTAGTGTGAAGCCTGATGTTGTCGTGATCGACACTATACGGACTGCATTCGCAGGGCTGTCGGAAAACAAAGCAGACGAGTGGGCGCACATCAACAAGATTGCTCTTGCTATCCGCAACAAGGGCATGGCTATTGTAATGGTGCATCATGCTAACAAGCCTTCTGAAAGTGGCGCAGGTAAGGAGGCAGGTAGTACCAACCAGCTCACAGTTCTTGAGACTCAAATAAAAGTGACCCAAGTGTTTAGCGATAAAGCAACTGCTGAAATGAACAGCGGCTTGTTCGCTGGCGACATTGAATCCAATCCCTATTCAACTCTGGAATCTCAGATGACTTCACGAGGCGCGAGCATAGATGTCGTCATGGAAGTTAGGTTCGGAAAGGTCAGGGAGTGGACAGACAACCACCAGCGTTGCCAGTACATCGCATTCGGTACATCAAACACAGATGAGAAGAGGCATGTCATAACCTCACGCTCACCTAAGCAACGTGTGCAATCAATGTACTCACCAGCCAGAGGGCACGATGAATTGTATCTATCACGAGTGCTGCATGTGCCTGTTAAAACAATATATAAATGGCTAGAGGAAATGAAATGAATATCACCCCCAACAAAATAGAATTAATAAAAAAGTTCAAAGGCAAGTGGTCGGTAAAGTCTATCGCTAACAGCACTCAACTTAGCTCGCGTGATGTAAAAGTAATCCTTGCCACACTTAATGTAATCAATAAACCCTCGTAAATACAATGCCCCTTTTTTGGGGCAGACGACCCATCGCTTGAGGCAATAGATAATAAATCTTTAACTATCCTCAAGCGCGTTATGAACTCTCCCAATAATCTCCTCGCCCTTGCGAGAATGCAAGTTGGCGTAGCTGCCGACGAGTGCATGTCCAAAGACATCAAAGTCAAAATTAAAGACATCTATCTTCTGATGAAATCACGAACATGTGATCTCAACAATGTGTGCGACAAACTATCAGACGTTCATCGAATAACTCACGACCCTCTCGTTAAAACTTTCTTAGCGAAAGCGATTGACCTCATTGATGAAATAGAAACCACAGAGATTTAAGATATGACAAAAAGAAAGAGTAAGGAATTTACTGAAGACACCAAAGTAAAATCGCTAAACAAATTTCAAATAGAGCGAACACGACCAGCGATTGTTGCTCAATCAAACAATCAAAAGCTGCACCTTAAAGCACTGAATAATCCTCACGTTCCAGTGATCATCGCCACTGGTTGTGCTGGTACAGGCAAGACATACCTGTCTGCGTGTCACGCTGCTGATGCGTACCTTAACGGCAAGGTTGATAGCATCATACTATGTAGAGCCAACATCCCCACAGGACGCTCGCTAGGTGCGATGAAAGGCGACAAGGACGAGAAGATGTCCCATTGGGTTGCTCCAATGATTGACGTACTGAAGGGCAGATTAGGGACAGCCAGATTTGAGATTGCATTAGCCAGAGGTGACATTGAATACCAGCCGCTAGAAACAATCAGAGGGCGTAGCTTTGGTGGGACTGACAGTGGTGCTTATGTTCTCATCGACGAAGCACAACAGCTAACGATAGACGAGATCAAGGCGGTGACGACGAGAGTTGGCGAGAACTGTAAGTTAATATTAATGGGCGATCTAGCACAGTCAGACATCAAATCTACAAGCGGCCTCGGTCTGCTTATAAGTTTGATAGATAAGTACGAGCTGCCCATTCAAGTGATCGACTACGAGCTTGACGACATTTGTCGTTCAGCTACTTGCCGAATGTTTGTCGAGTTGTTTTACAAAGAAGGAATTTAAAATGGACTATCAACCCCTCATAGACGCAGCAAGTTTTTTGATTATGGCTCTAACAATCGGTGGTATTGCTGGAATAGTTCTGGCTCTGATTGGAGTTGTTCCTGTCATGGTGACTAAACAAATTATTATATTCACGCAAGACGATAAAGAAGAAGTGCTAAACAAGATGCAGATAAATGTCGGTGACATAAGTGATCTGGTTGATGAGGAAGACATTCACTATTAACGAGTGATGTTAGGGTCGGGATAAATCTGAACTATCCCTTCCCCATCTTGCCGATCTAAATGTAATTCTTCAATCACGAAAGGCCCGAAGGCTTCTTTAAGGGATAGCATATCCCTCTCTGCTGTAGATGCAGATAGAAACTCTTGCAGTGGAGTAGGCATAGGTATCGCCTTAAAATCTAAGAGAGCTTGATAAAGCTTTGTTAATTGAATCGTGTTTTTGCGAAGGTCTACCGCAGCAAAAAACACAACTTAAAAGAATGTTTTAAAGATTCTAAATAATTAGATTATAGGGTAGCACGTTTCGTTAACTTTTACAAACGTAAAACTTTAAGTGTCCTTTTAGTTTTACTTGTAACCCTTGTAGTGTGTTATAAGTTATGCTTAAATTACTTTAACTATTTTAGTTTGAAGGTTTAAGCGTTGCCCAAGCATATCATCTTTAATGCTAACCAAATTGAGTGGATCGAATCTAACCTAGACTCGATGACTCTATCAGATATGGCGAAAGAGCTAGACGTTTGCGTCGACACATTTAAACGAAAGCTTGTGAAGCTTGGCCTAAAAGATTTTGACGGAGCTAAGTTTGTACCGCCTAGAGATTTCAATGCTGCCTACTGGCGACGACCTTGCATGAGATGCAAAGGCACTGACCGCCGACCAAAGAATCAATTCATCTGTTCACGCTGCAAGCAAACGGATTACGAGTATTTATGACACTGTATGAGAGTGCGTCCGACAGGCGACACGAGCAGGAGATCATCACTACTCTGGCCAGCCGTATACCCAACACGATGTTCGTCAAATTATCCATGACATGGCGAGTTGACTACGCGATATACAAAGGACATGACCTATACGCATTCGTTGAATGTAAACGCAGGTTCGTGAACTCAAAAGAATACCCAACGATTATTTTATCTGGCACTAAGTTCGCAGAAGGAAAGAGATACGCGAAAGAATTTAACGTGCCATTTATTTTTGCAGTTCAGTTTGACGATTGCTTGAAGCACGTTGACTTGAGCAATGATCCGTTTCCTCTTCGTATTGGTGGTGGAAGACAGCGAAACCTAGCAAGTGATATTGATCTTGTGATCGAGATACCCAGTAATAAATTTAAAGTTTTTTAAGCGCACCCCTCTCCGCTACGCGGCGGTGTGCAGTTCCGCTAGTCTAACGCTGTCGCGTCATTCTGCTAAAGTTTTAAGGAGTCTAATGAAATTAACAAACACTGAGGATCACATGCTGATGCTGTGTGCATTTAGATATGCGCTCATTGTTCAGGGAAATATTTCACATTTCGTTATACGAAAACTCGTGATGATGTGGAGCCAACTTTCCAGCGAGACGCAATCGTCAATACAAGCTGAGATTAATCGAGCTATGTCTCGCAATAAAATTAGTGGAGCTGATGCGCCGAGATGGAATCACCTCCTAAACATGACTGTCAAATCTGAAAAGTGGGAACGCAATGACTGATTACTATAACCATTTTGTTCTCGCATTATTATTAATTGCATTCACAATCTACCTGATGGATTCCTAATGATAACTGAAGCTTTATTCTGTCTGGCTCTAACTGTCTACTACGAAGCGCGGTCACAACCCGTGGTCGAGCAAGTCGCTGTCGCGCAGGTCGTTCTAAACCGAGTGAACTCACCTCACTACCCTGACTCAGTGTGTGCTGTCGTGCGAGAGAATCACTTCCCGAACCAGTTACACAGATGTCAATTCAGTTTCATGTGCGATGGCATCGCAGAAACCTACCCTGACACCGCCGCTTGGATTAACGCTAACCAAATCGCAAGCCTCGTACTCAGCCCAACACTTCCTGACTTAGTTTCTGGAGCGACACACTATCACGCAGATTACGTCACGCCTTACTGGTCAGCGACTCAAATTAAAATAGCGCAGATTGGACGACACATTTTTTACCGATAACTATAATGATGAAATAGATAATGAAAAACATTACACGAGAAGAGATTGAGAGACTGATCTTAACTAAGATATTACCTCATGCTACACCTGATCAGGTTTCAGACATTGCCGAAAAAATATTAGACATCATCGAGATTTGCGAGGAACAACATGTCAGTTAGTGGACGCGGAGCAAAAGCAAAAGGCGACAAGTACGAGCGAGAGATTGC